GGCTTGCGCAGGACGCGGCGAGCCTGATCACGTCAGGTTTTGAAGACGCGATCTTCTCCGGTGAAAAGCTGTCCAACGTGCTGCGCAATCTCGCGCTCGACCTGACCCGCTTGGTCTTCCGCAACCTCATCCTCGACCCGATGGCGTCGGGCGTCACCGGCATAATCAAAGGCATCTTCGGGATGCGTGCGGACGGTGGCCCGGTCTCGGCCAACTCGCCTTTCATCGTCGGCGAAGAGGGACCGGAGATCTTCGTGCCTCATGCGTCCGGCACCATCGTGCCGAACCACAAGATGGGCAGCGCAGGCGGGGGCGGGGGCTCTACGGTCAACATAACGTACAACATTCAATCCGGCGTGTCGCGGGCCGAACTTGCGCCGATCCTCGAGAGCGAGCGCAAGCGGCTCAAGGCAGAGATCCCCGACATGGTCCGGCGCGGCGGATCGTACCGCGCAGCCTTTGCGTAAACCGTCATGGCCATCACCTTTCCGCTCACGCCACCGTCGCCGTTTCGCGCCTCAAAATTGTCCTTCTCCGGCCTTTCCGCGCGGAGCCGGAACATCTCGCCTTTCACGTTCCAAAGCCAGACCTACCATTGGCCCGGTCAAGCTTGGATGGCTTCGGTCGAATGTCCGCCGATGGTCCGCGCCGATGCTGAACAGGTCATTGCATTCCTGCTCGCAGCCCAGCGCGGCACGTTCTGGTTCCGCGACTTCGCCAACCCGAACCCGCGCGGCAATGTCACGGGCACGCTGACCGTGAACGGCGGCACGGCAGGCAATACCGAACTGACCATTGCAGGCGCGTCCGGGACATTCGCGGTGGGCGACTGGCTCCAGATCTCGACCAGCCTGTACAAGGTGATCCAAGTGAACTCCGCAACCAGCGTGGACTTGTTCCCGACCCTCCGCTCAACGTACACGGTCGGGACCGCGATAACGCGCACGAACGCGCAAGGACTGTTCCGGCTTGGACCGTCCGAAACCGAGTGGAGCATTGAACTCGCCGGGATGTACGGGATCGCGTTCCAGATCATCGAGGAGCTTCCGCAATGAGTATCACCGCAGCAGGCCGGACGATGTCGGCCGGGATGGTGGCAGAGGTGACCACGGCAGCACTGTCCCCGGTGCTTCTGGTCAGCATGAGTTTCTCGACTCCGGTGTATCTGTGGACCGGATACGGGACGTTGACCTATAACGGCAACGGCTATCTCGGTCTGGGTGACCTTGGCGTGGTCGCGCCCATTGAGGAGGCAACCGACCTGTCCGCGCGCGGCCTGATGTTCCAGCTGTCCGGCATCCCGACTGCGTACATCAGCATTGCGCTTAACGAGGACTACCAAGGCCGCGCTTGTAGCGTCATGCTCGGCGCGTTATCTCCCACGGCGGGGCTGATCGCGTCACCTGTGACGGTTTACGTCGGGCGCATGGACGTGATGACGCTGACCGACGACGGCGAGACCGCGACCATCGCGATGTCGACCGAGTCACGCCTAGTCGATTTCCGGCGCGTGCGGGAATCGCGGTACACCGACGAGGAGCAGCGCGTCATTGACCCAACCGACAAGGGGCTAGAGTTCGTGACCGGCCTACAGGAAAAAACGATTTACTGGGGCAACCAGAACACGACCGCGCCGGGTGACTGGGGCGGGAACGGCGGCGGCAACGGCGGCGGGGGTGGTGGCGGTGGAGCAGGCCAACCCGGAGAACCCGGCGCAATCAACCTCCCTCCCTTTTGAAAGCCGACAACTGGAGAACCATTCTCGCGCACTTCATCGACGGTCGCCGTTCGCGTCCGTTCGTTTGGGGTCAGCACGACTGCTGCTTATTCGCCGCCGACTGGGTAGCGCTCGCGACGGGCCAGGACCCGGCCGCGTCATGGCGTGGTCAATACGATTCGGCGCTGTCCGCGCACCGCATCGCTGCGCCGTTCGGGGGCACCGGTGGGCTGGTCATCCACGCCCTGAAAGCCTCCGGCGCAGTCTACGTTGACGCCAAGCACGCGACGGCAGGCGACATCATCATCCGCGATTCCGAACTGGGCGACGTGACCGGCGTCGTGGTTGGTCGTGACGCGGCGTTCGTGGCTGAGTTTGGTCTGACGTTCGCGCCCATTACAGACGACCCTTGCGCCGAGTTCTGGCGCTTCTGACCATGCCTCAAGCCTTCTTCGCTAGCTTCGTTAAGTTCGCCGCCACGAAAGCGGGAATCGCGCTCGCGGCTAAGACTGTGAGTGCGGTGGCGGCTGCGCTCCAGTTCGTCACCTTCACCGCGGCGAGCATGGCGGCCTCGCGCCTGCTGCGCCCGAAGATGCCGAACTTTTCAGACGCACTCGGCTCGCGCGACCAGATGGTGCGTTCCCCGATTGCGGCGCGGCAGATCATTTACGGCCGGGCTAAGGTGTCCGGGACCATCGTGTACCTCGGCACGACGGGCGCGACCAACGAGTATCTGCACATGGTCGTCGCCGTCGCTGGCCACGAAGTCGAGGAACTGGGCGACGTATATTTCAACGAGGACCTAGTCCTGACCGGAGCAGGTGACGGCGCAGCGACGGGGAAGTACGCCGGACACGCCGACATCTGGAAGAAGTTGGGCGCGGCAGGACAGACCGCTTTCTCCCAGCTTGTGACCGACACGGCGTCGCTCACGAACGGGAAGTGGACGAGTGACCACAAGCTGACCGGGATTGCGTGCATCTACGTCAGGCTGAAATTCAATCAGGAGATCTTTGTCGGTGGCATCCCGAACGTCTCGGTTATCGTCAGGGGCAAGAAGGTCTTTGACCCGCGCACTTCGACGACGGCGTACTCGACGAACCCCGCGCTATGCCTGCGCGATTACCTCACGTCCTCGCTCGGTCTCGGCATGGCCACGAGCGAAATTGACGACACCGCGTGCATCGTCGCGGCGAATGAGTGTGAGGAACAAGTGCAGATCCTCCCGCTCTCGCCCGTCACAAACGAGAACCGATACGAGGCGAATGGCGTCGTCATCACCAGCGAGTCACCGGACGGAGTGATCGGAAAACTCCTTTCCTCAATGGGCGGTCTGTGCGCGTACAGCGGCGGACGGCTGACGATGTACGCGGGGACGTACCAGGTGCCGACGCTCAGTTTCAGCGAGAAACATTTCGTCGGTCCGATCTCGGTTGCGACGAGGTCGAGCGCTCGCGACCGGGTCAACACCGTCAAGGGCATCTACACGTCCGAGGCGAACCAGTGGCAGCCTAGCGATTTCCCAGTCATCTCGTCCGCGACCTACGTCACCGAGGACAACTCGGTGAGGTACACGCGCGACGTTGCGCTTCCGTTCACCACTTCGGCCAGCATGGCGCAACGACTGGCCGTGATCGAACTGCGCAGGGCGCGGCAGGAGATCGTGTTGACCGCCCGCTTCCGGCTTGAAGCAATGCAGATCCGCGCGGGCGAAACCGTGATGATCTCCAACGCGAAACTCGGCTGGACTAACAAGGTCTTCGAGGTGATGGAGTGGCGCTTTGTGACCGAGGGCGAACCGCCCACGCTCGCGGTGGACATGACGCTGCGCGAGATGGATTCGACCGTCTACTCCTGGACGGTCTCGGATCAGATCGCGGTCACCGCTGCGCCGAACACGACGTTACCGAACCCGTGGAGCGTGACGGCTCCGACCAATCTCGCACTCGTCGCGGACGGCACGACGCAGGTTTATCAGGCCGACGGCACCGCGATCAGCCGCATCCAAGTTAGCTGGTCATCGCCCGCAGATGAGTTCGTCAGAAGCGGCGGGTCCATCGAAGTCGAGTGGAAGCGCGGCGACTCCACGACTTATCTGCATTGGTCGAGTGTACCCGGCGATCAGACGCGCGAGTTTATCGACGGGGGCGTCGTGATCTCGGTCAGCTACGACGTGCGCATTTACGCCGAAAGCTACTTCGGCGTGTCGTCATCCTACGTCACCGCGTCCGTAACCGTCGCGCCCGACACGACGCCGCCCGCGATCCCGACCGGACTGACCGCGACGCTCGGCACGGGCCGCGCAATCTCGCTGGACTGGGACGATAACATTGAACCGGATTTCAGCGAGTACGGCATTTACCGCAACACATCCGGCGTCACTCCGGGCCTGCAAACTGCGCTTTGGGCAACGGGCACGCAGGGTTTCGGTCAGCTTGGTATTGGCGACACCACTACGCGGTCATCGCCTGTTCAGGTCGGGACCGTCCTGACGTGGTCAAGCGTGGCCGGTGGTGTCGAGCACACCGCAGCCACGCGCGTCAATGGATCGCTCTGGACGTGGGGTCGCGGCATCAGCGGCGAGACGGGCCACGGCGACACGGCCACGCGATCCACTCCCGTTCAGGTCGGGGCGCTGACGGACTGGTCACAGGTTGCGTGCGGCGGCTTCTTCACCGTGGCGCTCAAGACTGACGGGACGCTGTGGAGTTTCGGAAGCAACGGTTTTGGCCAACTCGGACTGGGCAACACCACGAACCGATCCTCGCCCGTCCAGATCGGCGCGTCGACAACGTGGGCTTACGTCGCCGCGAACTCCGAGCACGCGGCTGCGGTCAAGACTGACGGCTCGCTCTGGACGTGGGGCAACGGGGCGAGCGGAAGACTGGGGCACGGCAACGTCACGTCGCAGTCTAGTCCGACACAAGTGGGGGCGCTCACGAACTGGGCGACGGTCCATTGTTTGGGCGCGGCCACAATCGCGCGGAAGACCGACGGAACGCTGTGGTCGTGGGGGTTAAACGGGTCCGGTCAACTCGGACTGGGCGACACCGCGAACAGATCCTCGCCCGTCCAGATCGGAGCGCTAACGGACTGGATCTCGGTAGCGTCGGGACATTACAGCGTGATCGCTCGCCGCTCTAACGGGACGGCGTGGGCGTGGGGAAGCAACACGAACGGCGAGCTTGGACTCGGCACCGTCGCGTCACGCTCCAGTCCGGTTCAGCTTGGAGGCTCAAACGAATGGTCAGTCATCGAGGCGACCCGCAACAGCTTCGCCGGGGTCAAACCGAACGGCACGCTTTGGACTTGGGGACGTGGCAACGAGGGCCAACTCGGCAGCGGCTCAGTGGCTAGTCGGTCCTCGCCTGTTCAGGTCGGAGCGCTCGCGACATGGAATGGTCTGGGTAAGTTCGTCCATAACCACGCGATCTTCCTGCAAGGCGGATCAGCCGGTGGCGGATCGGGCGGGGCGGACAAGATCGCTGAGACCCGCGCAAGCCGGTTCGTAGACGCCGAGGTCAGTCCGGGCGTGACGTATTACTATTGGCTGAACGCCTACGACCGGCTCGAAAACGTCTCGGACTTTTCCGCGCGCGTGCAGGCCACTCCGGCCGCGATCACGGCGGGCAGCGTAGACCAGACCCCGCCGGCGAATCCCACCGCGCTCACGTCGGTCACGTTCTCGACCTACCTCGCATCGGATGGCGGCGCTCGCGCTCTTGTCGTCGTGACCGTGGCC